CGCCTACATGACGGAGGATATCCTGCTCTTCTGGCTGGCGCGCATGGGGCACCCGATGCTCCGGAGCGAGATGCGGGGGTCGCTGCTCACCTACCTGAAGGACGCCGGGCTGGTCAAGTACCAGGAGCAGCAGGCGGGCGGGCCCAAGGGGCCGACGTTCCTGCTGTGGCGGATCACGCATGATGGGCTGCAGGTGCTGGAGGGGACGCGGAATGACCCAGGCGTCAAGGTGTACTAATGCGCAAAGCGCATAGCGCCAAGCGCATAGCGTCGGAATCCGGACGCCAGGCGCCATGCGCTCTGCGCTCTGCGCTCTGCGAGCGTGGCTGAGATGGGCCGGACCCGCACGCGGCTGCTCCAGGCCGACCGGGCGCGCAGCTTCGCGGCGCTCCGGGGCCTCTCCGACGAGGGGCTGCTCTACCTGCACGACACCTTCGAGCGCAAGCGCCAGGGCGCCGGGCCCACCTGGGGCGAGCTGCTGGCCGATCTCCAGACCAAGTTCGACTTCGCCTGGAACGACTCGAGCCTGTCCCGGTACTACGGCTTCTGGGAGGGGAAGCTCCGCGTCGAGCAGCAGGCCCACCACGAGGCCATCGACCTGGCGGAGCATTTCCTGCGGAACCCGACGCCCGAGGCCGAGCGGCTGCTGGCCCAGCTCCTGGAGCACCAGCGCCTGGTCGCCCTCAGCAACCTGGACGGCGCGGATCCCACCGACGTCGTCGCCCTGGGCCTGGCCCATGACCGGGTGGACCTGGCGCGGCGGAAGCTGAACCTGGAGCAGGAGAAAAAGGTCCTGTCCGAGGAGAAACTGGCCATCGACCAGGCCCGGCTGGCGCTGGAGCGGGAGAAGAAGCTGGCGATCGACAAGCCGGCCCTGTTCCTGGAGTTCTTCAAGTCCATGACCGAGACGCTGGTGCAGACGGACCCCCACGCGGCCGAGGTGCTCAACACGCACTTCGATCGCCTGATGGTCAAGATCAAAGGGGCAAGCGCGTAGCGCAGAGCCAAGCGACCGATGAGACGCGGGCCAACAGTCACCGAGAAGCAGTTCGACCTCAAGGCGGAGGAGCTCCGCGCGCTGATCCGCCGGCACGTCTCCGCCTTCGAGGGCGACAGCCGGGCGAAGAAAGAGGCGCGGGTCCGCCGGGCGCGCGACGACCGCCAGTTCTTCTTCGACACGTACCTGCCCCACTACTTCACGTCCGCGCCGGCGCCGATGCACGCGGAGATGGACCGGCTCCTCGACGCGACCGACGATCCCGTGGCGGTCGAGGCGGCCCGCGGGTTCTCCAAATCCACGCGGGTCAGCTTCGCCAATCCGCTGCACGCGATCTGCTTCGAGCTGCGGCGCTTCATCATCCTGGTCCAGGAGACGCTGGACCTGGCCCGGCCCCTGGTGATGGCCATCCGGCTGGAGCTGGAGGAGAACGCCCGGATCCGCAGCGACTTCGGCGATCTGCGGGGGCAGCCCTGGTCGGATGACGAGATCGTCACGCGCACGGGGATCAAGGTCCTGGCCCGCGGCAAGGGCCAGGCAATTCGCGGGATCAAGCACGGCCCGCACCGGCCGGACCTGGTCATCCTGGATGATGTCGAGACCGACCAGAGCGTCCGGAATCCGGAGCAGGTCCGGCGCCTGCTCCAGTGGGTGCGCGAGGCGGTGATGCCCGCGCTGGAGCCGGCCCGCGGCTCCCTGATGTGGATCGGGACTAAGCTGTCGAAGAAGAGCGGCCTGGCCCAGGTCCTCCAGGATGTGGCCTGGATCCACGCCAGCTTCCCGGGCGAGAACCCGGACGGGACGTCGGCCTGGCCGGCGCGGTTCCCGGATCTATCGAAGCTGAAGAAGCGGATGGGCTCCCCCGCCTACGCCAAGGAGATCCTACTCGCGCCCGGGGACGAGGAAGGGGCGCTGTTCCGCGAGGGCTGGATCGTCTACTACCGCTTCGGGGACATCGCCGGCCAGCGGCACCTGGTGAAAGAGGCGATCGATCCCAGCCTGGGCCGCAGCGAGACCTCGGATTTCCGGGCCTTCGTCAAGGGCGGACGCTCCGCCGACGGGTACCTGTACCTGCGCCGGCCGGACATCCGCCGGGTCAGCCTGGACACCATCGTCCGGACCGCCTATGCCCGCCAGCTCGAGGAGCCGGCGCAGGAGATCTTCCTGGAGGAGACCGGTTTCCTGGGTCTCCAGCTCTACTTCCGGTCCGAGGGGGAAAGGCGCGGCATGCACCTGCCCATCCGGGCCATCAAGCAGACCGAGGCCAAGGAAAGCCGGGTGGCCGCCATCTCGCCACTGGTCGAGCAGGGGGTCCTGCGGTTCCTCAAGGACGACCCCATGACCGACCTCTTGATCGAGCAGCTCCTGGCGTTCCCGGCCTCCACCGTCAACGACGACGGCCCGGACGCCATGGCCATGCTGTGCGCCGGCCTGATGCTCCTGGTCGAGGCGGCGGATGTGGGGTCCGAGGAGCTCGAAAGCAGCTGGCAGCAGGCAGCGGGCAGCGAATGGGAGGACGAGCCGGAGGAGGTTGGGGTCGGGCTGCCCCGTGGGAGAGGGACCACACTCCCACAGGGGAGCGGCTCAAGGCTGCTGGGCCGGCAGGGGGTCAGGCGGCCCGGGTGGATGGGTGGGCAGAGAGGGGAGGGCTAAGCGTGGCACGCTTAGTACAAGGCAGCCTGGCGCGTCTGTGTGGGTATTGTGGGGCCGTCCTGAATGCCGATGCGAACCCCGGAACGCCCCGGGAGTTCTGCCTGGACGGCTGCAAGGCCAAGTTCTGGGCCGCGGCCAAGAAGCTGGGTGCCCGGACGCTCAGGCGGCGCCGGCGCCGGCAGCCAGCCCCTTTATGCCATGCGCTCTGCGCCAAGCCGTCCGACTGGCCCGGACTGGAGAATTTCCTGGCGGCCAAGGCGGCCAATGGCGGGCGCGCCCACCAGGTGGGCCTGGAACACCACCTGGCCGGCTGGGCCTGATCGTGAATCTGCGAACTCTGCGTAATCTGAGGTTAAAGGGGCCCTGATGAGCTGGAAGGAATCGGTGATCCGGAAGCTCGGCGGGATGACGCGGGCGGATGTGGACGGCCGGATCCAGGAGGCCCTGTCCCAGTTCCCCAGCCTGGCGGGCATTGACCCGGACGAGGACAAGTACCGGCGCCTGTCGCTCCAGCCGACCCGGGATCTGAACCCCCTGGCCCAGGACCGGATGATCCAGATCGCCCATTTCTTGTACGAGATCAACCCCCTGGCGGGGAGCCTGATGGATCTGACCCGGGATTTCGTGGTGGGCGAGGGGATCCGGATCGAGGGGACGCACCCCGACGTGGACGCCGTGATCAAGCGGCACTGGGACGATCCGGCGAACGAATGGGAGTTGCGCCTGGAGAATAAGGTCCTGGAGCTGGGCCTGTACGGCGAGCAGTGCTGGCCGGCATTCGTCTCGGACAACATGGGGCGGGTGCGCCTTGGCTACATCGATCCCGCCATGATCAGCGAGGTGGTCCCCGATCCCGAGAACGTGGAGATGCTGATCGGCATCCGCCTGAAGAGCATGGGTGGCCGCGCCGGCAAGCAATACCGGACGATCCTGGACGCGGGAGAGGCGGATATTCTGAGCCGGCCGGCCCGGGCGCTGCGCAACCAGTTCGGCGATGGTCAGGCGTTCCTGTTCCAGATCAATCGGGTCAGCAACGCCACCCGGGGGCGGTCGGACCTGCTCTCGCTGATCGACTGGCTGGACGCCTACGAAGGTATGATGTTCGGCGCGATGGAGAACACGGATTTTCTCACGAGCTTCATCTGGGACGTGACCCTCGACGGCATGACGGAAGAGCAGATCCGCGAGTACGCCAAGAAGCAGCGGCCGCCCCGGCGCGGCAGCGCCCGATACCACAACGAGCGCGTCCACTGGAACGCGGTGACGCCGGACCTGAAGTCCTATGAGATCGCCAAGCACGCCCGGACGTTCCTGGCCCACATCGCCATGCGGCGCGGCTTCCCCGTGCACTGGCTGTCCACGGCCGAGGACGTCAACGTGGCCACGGCCAAAGAGATGGGGATCCCGACGATCAAGCGGCTGACATCCCGGCAGAAAAATGTCGTGGCCGTCCTGCGCAAAGTCATCCGCTTCGTGGTCCGGCGGGCGGTGGATGCGGGCGTCCTGGCGCCGGAGCTGCCGGTCCTGGATGCCCAAGGCCAGGAGACCGATACGCGCAAGGCGGCCGATGAATGCTTCCGGATCGTCGCGCCGGAGCTGTCGGTGCGCGACATGGGCAGCATCACGACCGCGCTGAGCCAGCTCGCCACGGCCCTGACGCTGGCGGTCAGCCAGGGGCTGCTGTCGAAGGAAACGGGGACGCGACTGCTCTCGGCCCTGGGCAGCATGCTGGGGGTCGAGATCGAGGCCGAGGCGGAGCTGGACCGGGCCGCGCAGGACCAGCGGGTGACGAAGGACTACGAAGACCCGGAGAAGGTCCGTCGCATTGGCGACGCCATGCGACGAGCAGCGGGCAGCGGGCAGCAGGCAGAGGGCGCGGAATCTTAGATTGCTGCCAGCTGCTACCTGCCAGCTGCCAGCTCGAAGGGAAGCCACGAAGTGGCGACGGAGGAGGGGAAGCGGGCGGTCCGGGAGATCCGCGAGACGCTGGGGCGGATCGCGGCGCGCGAGGCGGACGCGGAAGGCGCGATGCGTGGCGCCGTGGCCGATCTGCAGCGCGAGGCGCGGCGCCTCTTGGCCGACGTCGGCGGATTCCGGGCGGACCGGCTGCGCCAGATCCTGAGCGGTCTGGATGCGCTGGAGCGCGAATACGGGCAGGAGGCATTGCGTCGGATGCGGCCGTTGCTGCGCGAGGGAGCCGACCTGGGGGAGGAGCTGGTGGATCGGGTCCTCGGCACGCGACTGATCCAGTTCGCCCCGGGCGCGGTGTCGCGCACGGTGCTGGAGGCGTCCGAGGGGGTGACGGCCAGCCTGATCCGCGATATCGGTGGGGACGCGGCGCGGGCCATCCGGCGCGAGGTGACGTTGGGCGCGACGGGCGTTCGGTCCTATGCCGAGGTCGTGGATGCGATCGGGGCCAATCTGGAGGACCCGGGGCCATTCGTCAGCCTGGCCGCCCGGTCGGATGCGATCGCGCGGACGGAGATCGGGCGCCTGGCGGCCATCGCGTCCCAGGGCCGGCAGGAGCAGGCGGTGCAGAGCGTGCCCGACCTGGAAAAGATGTGGGCGCACGGAGCGGTCGGGCCCCTCAGCCGGCCCACGCACCTCGCGATCCACGGCCAGGTCCGGCGCGTGAGCGAGGATTTCGACCTGCCGGCGATCAACGCGGGCAGGCAGGGGGTCCTGACGGAGTCGGCGCCGTTCCCGCGGCACCCGAGTCTCTCGGCGGCGAACAGTGTGAACTGTCTGTGCCAGAGCGTGCCCCATCGGGCGGCGTGGGGGCTGGGGGCGCCGGAGCTGCGGATGCTGGGGGCGAGGCGGCCACAGGCGGGTGTCGTCTTTTGAGTCTATAGAGTTATTGAGTTATTGAGTCGATTGGATGAAAGGGGGCGGCGTCATGGCGAAACGGAAGAGGTGGGGTGCTCCAGAGACCCCGGAGACTCAACAACTCAATGACCCAACAACTCCAGAGACTGATCTCGAACGGGCGATGCGCGAGCTGGAGATCACTGACGAGATGCTGGACCGGCGGCCGGGGCAGCGGCCCTGGGTGGATCACGGGGACCGCATCGTCTTCTACCTGCTGATCAAGCGGGCGACCGGCGGTGTGGTGAGCCGGGAGAAGAGCTGGCAGCGGCCGAAGCGCTAAGCGCATAGCGCACAGCGCGTAGCGTCGGATCCGGACGCCATGCGCCATGCGCTTTGCGCTATGCGGAGGAACGCAGATGATCCGGGAAGAGGGCGGGAAGTTTTGCCTGTATAGCCGGGACGGATCGCAGCGGCTGGGCTGTTACGACACCCGGGACGAGGCCGAGGCGCGCGAGCGCGAGGTGCAGGGCTACTCTCACATGCAGGAGGCGATTGATCCCGGCAGCCTGAGCGGGCAGATCCAGCGGATCCGGATGAGCTTCAGGCAGCAGGGGGATCGCGGGGGGTTCCCGGCGATTTCTCAGGGCGGCGGCTGCCCGGACGAGATTGACGTCTATCCGGATTCCTTGGTCTGCCGGAATGCGGCCGGCTTCTGGCGCGTGCCCTACACGGAAGCTCCTGGCGGCATCACGTTCGGCGAGCCCATGAAGGTGCAGCTCGCGTTTCAGCCATTGACCGAGTCCGCCCCCACCTGGTTGGTCGAGGCCCTGGATACCGAGGGGCGGCTCTGGCAGGTGGACGTCCTGCGGCCAGGATGGTCCGGCAACCAGGACCGGGGGCTCCCCCGGTATTATCCGCGCGAGACGGTGACGGCGGCCGCGCCCATGCTCGAGGGGGCGCGGGTCTATGCCCACTCGCCATCGCCCACGGTCCACGCAGAGCACCAGCTCGACCCCAACGCGGCCCTGCCCCGGGACGTGGTGGGCTGGCTGGACCAGGTGCAGATGGCCGGCGAGGCGCTGCGGGGCCGGATGCACGTCACGGCCGGGTGGCTGCGCGAGGCCCTCTTGTCGGCCTGGCGCCAGGGGAAGCGGGACCTGTTCGGCCTGTCCATCGAGGGACAGGGGCAAAAGCGCGAAGGCACGGCGGAGGGCCGCCGCGCCATGATCGTCGAGGCGATCCAGCGGATCTTCCGCGTCGCCCTCGTCACCCAGCCGGCGGCCGGTGGCGGCATCGTCGGCCTCATCGAATCACGCGAAGCGCGTGATGAGGAGGTTGGAATGGACGTGATCAAGCGGTTGCTGGCCGCCATTCGGGCCGTCCGCCCTGACCTGGTGGCCACTCTGACGGAGGCGGACCAGACGGAAGAGAAGTTGACGAGCCTGCTGACGGAGGCATTGAAGCAGCCGGCAACGACTGCGACAGCGACAGGGACAGCGACGGGGACTCAGCAGGATCAGAGCCAGAAGGTGCTGGAGGAGGCGCGGAAGGTGTTGGACGAGGCGCGGAAGGTGCAGTGTGGGGGCCTGCTCGAGAGCCGGCTGACCGCGGCCAAGTTGCCTGAGCCGGTGCGCGCCAAGATCTCCAAGCGGTTCGCCGGCCAGCTCTTCGAGGCGACGGTCCTGGACGCGGCCATCACGGAGGAGAAGGAGACGCTGGACAAGCTGACCGAATCCGGCCTGGTCACCGGCGCTGGCGAGACCCGGCGGGCGGAAGTCACCAAGGACCAGCGGGACAAGTGGTCGGCGGGCATGGACCAGATGCTCTCCTCCAAGCCCAGCGAGCACCTGAAGGGCTTCCGCTCGCTCCGCGAATCCTGGGACGTCATCGCCGGCCGGGGGCGCCCGTTCGACGCCGAGCGGATCCTGTTCGAGGCGATGGTCTACGCCCCGCGGATCAGCGACAAGTGGCAGGACATGCCCCGCCTGGCGGAGGCCATGAACCTGCACGAGTCGCTCAAGACGTCCGACTGGGCGGAGATCTTCAACGACTCGGCCTACAAGCGGCTGATCGCCGCCTACGGGACCGAGGACTACCAGAAGTGGCGGAAGCTGGTCAGCACGTTCGGCAACCTGACGAACTTCCAGACGGTGCGCCGGGCCCGCTACGGCGGCTACGGCCTGCTGCCCACGGTCGCGGAGCAGGGCACGTACAACCCGCTCACCTCGCCGACGGATGAAGAGGTGACGTTCGCGGCCAGCAAGCGGGGCGGGACCGAGGACCTGACCTGGGAGATGATCCTGAACGACGACCTGGGCGCCATCCGGGACATCTTCAAGCGTCTGGGCCTGGCGGCGATCATCACGCTCTACAGCGAGATGATCGACTTCCTGCGGACCAACCCGGCGATCTACGACGGGGACACCCTGTTCGAGGCCACCAATCACGGCACGAACACGGCGACGTCGGCGGCGCTGGCGGCCGGGACGCTCAAGACCGCGATCCAGGTGATGCGGAATCAGACCGCCTACGGCAACACCACCCAGGTCCTGGGCAGCGTCAACAAGCCCCGGTTCCTCTGGGTGCCGAACGAGCTGGAGGATATCGCCATCAAGCTGATCCTCTCCACGACGGACGTGGGGGCGGCCAGCGAGGCGGCGACCACGCCGAACCTGATCCGCGAGCGCTACAACATCGAGGTCGTGGTGATCGACGACTTCACCGACGCGAACGACTGGTTCGCCAGCGCGGATCCGGAGAAGATGCCCACGATCGAGGTGGGGTTCCTGAACGGCCAGCAGGAGCCGGAGCTGTTCGTCCAGGATGATCCGCGGGTGGGCAGCGCCTTCACCGCGGACAAGATCACCTACAAGATCCGCCACGTGCACGGCAAGGCCGTGCTCGACTGGCGGGGCTTCTATCGCGGACAAGGCTAAGGCGCATAGCGCAGAGCGCCAAGCGCATAGCGCAGAGCGCAGAGCGTCGGATCCGGCGCCATGCGCTTTGCGCTTCGCGCTACGCGCAAAAGGAGGAACCCATGGGCGGGACGAAATTTGCCGACATCCCCGGGCCGCTGCATGCCTGGGCCGACGTCCAGGCGCACGCTGCGGGCGACGCCACGCAGGATCACCCGGTGTTCCGGGCGCCGTTCGCCTGCGCCATCCGCAAGGTGACGATCATCCCGGGCGCGGCCGTCACCGGCGCGGCTACCAACAACTTCAATCTCAACCTCAAGAGCTGGACGGACGCCGCGACGCCGGTGGCCACCGAACGGGCCAACCGGGACTACGGCTCCGGCACGGATGAGGTCGCGATGAAGGCGCGCGACCTGTACGCGCCGGCGACGGCCCTGGTCCTGGCCGCCAACCAGTACCTGTCGCTCGAGCGGCAGCTCGTGGGCACCGGCCTGGCCAGCCCGAACATCGGGGTGCTGGTCGAGTACGAGGCGCGCTAGCGCGCAAAGCGCAGAGCGCATAGGGCATAGCGTCTGATTCCGGCGCCATGCGCTCTGCGCTATGCGCCATGCGAGGGAACAATGAGTCTCGGACGGGCGTACAAGGTGACGGCCGACGGCCAGGTAGTGGACGCCGGCACGGGCGCGATCTATCTGGGGGCGCACCTGGCCGGCGGGTCGGCGAATTCCACGCTGAAGCTCTATCACGGTACCAGCGCGAGCGATCCACAGATCGCCACGCTGGCCGCCGTGATCGGCGCCGGGGACGATGACAGCCGGAAGGGCGGCGGGATCCCCTGCACCAACGGGATCTTCGCCGACATCGGCGGGACCGGCGCCGAAGCGATCGTGGTAGTGGGCTAAGCGCATAGCGCCAAGCGCATAGCGTCGGATCCATCCGGGCTGGAGAGCTCTCGGGGCCGGAAGCCGAACGCCATGCGCCATGCGCTCTGCGCTTTGGGCAAGTGATGGCGAAGCTGCTGCAGGATTACCGGACAGAGGTTCCGCCGCTGGTCCAGGACCAGGCGGGGGATCTGTCCAGCGAGGACCTGGACAAGGCGATCGGCCATGGGGCCGACCAGTTCAGCCGGGTCCGCCCGCGCATCGTGGTGGCCGACGTCACGGGCACGGGCTCGAACGACTACACACCCCCCAGCGGGTGGATCGAGCAGTTCTCGACCGTTCGCAGCATCGAGTTTCCGACGGGCAACGTCCCGTCCACCCTGCTGGAGGACGGCGATTACGAGATCTACCGGACGCCCACGGCTGAGAAGATTCGGCTCTTGAAAGACAAGCCGACGGCCAGCGAGACGTTTCGGGTGACCTTCCCGGGGCTGCACAGCATCACGGCGTCCACGGGGACGATCGGCGATGGGGACTTCCGGGCGGTCTGCCATCTGGTTGCGGCGATCGCCTGCCGGATGCTGGCCAACCGCTACGCCCAGCTCCAGCAGCCGACGCTCGGGGCGGATGTCGCCGATCACAAGAGCAAGGCCCAGGAGTACGCATCCCGGGCCCGGGATCTCTACGCGGTCTATCGCCAGCACATCGGCGCCGACAAGGATGCGCAGGTCCCCGGCGCCTCGGTCGTGCAGGACTGGGACCAAAACTTCCCCTGGGGCGAGGACCGACTGACTCACCCGCGGCGGTGGCGGTGAGCGATGGCGACACCGGCGGCATATGAGGTTCGGGCATCGGGATTCATCACGACACGGTTGCGGCTGCCCCGCCTGGTGCTGGATGGGCAGTGGGCCGGAGAAGTCTTCGATCAGGAATTGCGAGCCTTCCTGGCGGAGGGCGCGGCCCTGGTGGAGCGGCTGATCCAGCGCGAGACGCCCGAGGGCGCCACGGCTCAGCTCCGCGGGACCGCCTTCGCCGAGATGCGCGGGGACCCCGTCCGGACGATCGTGGCGGAGTGGCCGGCGGCCTACGCCGAGGTGGCGCTTCGCGGCCGGCGACCCGGCAAGGGGCCGCCGCCCGGGGCCCTGGATGCCTGGGTCCGTCGGGTCCTCGGTGTCTCCGGCGAGAAGGCGGTCCGGGCGGTGGCCTTCCTCGTGGGACGCAAGATCGCCAGGCGCGGGACGCCCGGGGATCCGTTCCTCCATCGGGTGCAGGTCCAGGCCGAGGGGCGACTGCAGCGCATGCTGGACAGTGCGGCCAGCCGAATCGCCCGGCGACTCGAGGGCCGGTAGGCGATGGCCACCATCACCTCGCAGATCCGTGCGCGGATCAAGGCGCGCCTGGAGGCGATCACCCCCAGCATAGGGATCGTCCATGATCGGGAGCGGTGGGCGGCGCAATGGAGCGATTTCCTCGCGTTGATGAAACATGAGGACACGGGCACGCTTCGCGGGTGGACGATCACGCGGGAGATCTCGCCGGGCCAGCGGGAGGCGCCCGCAGAGGCCCTGCGATTTCCGGTGTACGTGGTCCGGGGATATTGGGGACTGGCGGATGCGACGTCGAGCGAGATCAGTTTCGACGACGCCGTAGAGACCGTCCAGGACCAGCTCGGTGCGGATGTGACGCTCGGCGGAATTGCCGATCACGTGGAGGAGCCCCAGCTCCGGGTCATGGAACCTCGGATGTACGGCAGCGTCCTCTGCCATTATGCCGAGATCGCCGTGCGAGTGCATCTCACGAAGGCCCATACCCTGGTCTAATCCTGGTGGGCCGTGATTGGCAACGTCGCGGTGGAGTACCATATGACTGAGGCGCCAAGCGCATAGCGCAGAGCGCGTGGCGCTCAGCGGGCAGCGAGCAGCAGGCAGCTGGCAGTGGAAACGACAGCCGCGAGCAGGCCGGCAAGCTCGCACGCTGGCAGGCTGCTGATCAGAAGGTTCTGAGCGTGCCAGCCTGCCGGCCTGCAGGCTTGCCGGCGTGAGAGGACGGCGATGCTTGGCTGGGCCCTGAATCTCGGATTCGCCGGCAGCGAGGGCGGCGCGGCCGCCTTCGGCCCGCGGGCCGGCTCGTTGCTGCTGCTGGGCGTGGGCCGCTGTTGGTGGTGGCTGGCCCCGCTGACGATGCTGCTCACGGCGAGCGGGAGGATCTAAATGGCGGATCGCCTCCGATTGAATCTGGGAACCCAGGACGGCGCATTTCTGGCTACCGATGAGATCATTGGTAGCCCGGTCGGGGATGCACACTTTCAGCTCATCAAGCTGGGGTTCGGCGCGCTCGAGACCTTCACGATCGTCACCGGATCCGCCGGCCTTCCCACCGACCCCCTCGACCGAGCCGCCCGCGATCTCGGCAAGGTGGACATCGCCCTCCTGGATCAGTACACGCCCATCGACGTGGACAGTGGGGCTGGGGTCGAGAACGCGCTCCCCATCACCATCCGCGTGGCCGCCAGCGGCGGCTCGATCCCCGAGACCTACGGCGCCGGGGCCGTGGCCGCCGGCACGAAGCGCGTCACGCTCGGCAGCGATGATCCGGCGGTCGTCGCCCTCCAGATTTTGGATGACTGGGATGAGAGCGATCGGGCGAAGGTCAACCTCATCCTGGGCCAGGCGGGGATCACGGGAGGCGCCGGAGCCGTCGGAGCCACCACGCCCCGAATTACCCTCGCCTCCGACGATCCAGGAGTGGTTGCGCTCCAACTCATCGACGATATCGTGCACTCCGGGGATGTGCCCCTCTCCAAGTACGCGGTCATCGGTGCGGTCCTGGATGATACCTCCCCCGTTGCCGTTACCGAGAACCAGGCCCAATCCCTCCGGATGACCTCTGCCCGGGCCCTGCACGTCTCCGTTCGGGATGCGCTGCCGGCCGGGGCCAACAATATCGGCACGGTGGAGCTGAGCGCCACCGCCCTGGCCGCCCTCGAAACGATCACGATCGCCCAGGTCACCGCGGCCATTCCGGCGGGCACCAATAACATCGGCGATGTGGACGTCCTGACTCTGCCTGCCCTGCCCGCCGGCACGAATAATATCGGCGACGTGGACGTGCTGACGTTGCCCGCGCTTCCAGCGGGCACCAACAACATCGGCGACGTGGACGTCCTGACCGTCCCCGCCGACCCGTTCGGCGCCAACGCCGACGCCGCCAGCGCGACCGGCTCGATCTCGGCCAAGCTCCGATTTCTGGCCGCGACCGGGATCGCCGGAATGACTGCGCTCCCCGCCGGCACGAATAACATCGGTGATGTAGACGTGCTCACGCTCCCGGCGCTCCCCGCCGGCACGAATAACATCGGCGACGTCGATGTCCTGACCCTTCCCGCCTTGCCAGCCGGGACCAACAACATCGGGGACGTGGATGTTCTCACGCTCCCGGCGCTCCCCGCCGGCACGAATAACATCGGCGACGTGGACATCCTCAGCATCGCGGCTGGCGCGAACCTGATCGGCAACGTGGGCATCGGGGTTCGCACCTCGGGCGGCTGCACGATTTTCCGGAGTCTGGACCTGGACGAGACCGAGGAAGAGGTCAAGGCGACCGCCGGCCAGGTCTACGGGTTCTATTTCCACAATGCCGCCACAACGGCGCGGTATCTCAAGTTTTACAATGCCACGGCGGCCACCGTCGTCGTTGGCACGACCACCCCCGTCATGACCCTGCCGCTCCCATTCGCCAGCAGTGGAGGGGTGGCGGGGTGGATCTCCCTGGCCCCCGGCGTGCCGTTCAGCACCGCGATCACGGTGGCGGTCACGACTGGCCTGGCCGACAACGACACGGGCGCGCCGGGGGCGAACGACGTCCAGGTCAATATCCTGTATGCGTAGCGCCATGCGCAAAGCGCAAAGCGCATAGAGCATAGCGCTCTGCATCCGACGCTCTGCGCTTGGCGCTTGGCGCTTTGCGCAGTGGGAGGCCCCCATGCCCGAAGTCCAGATCACCGTCGCAGACCTGTATCGCATCATCGGCGAGAAGGAGATCGTGATCCACCGGCTGACCCTGGTGAAGGCCCAGCTCCAACAGCAGATCGCCGTGCTCACCGCCGCCGTCCAGGCCTCCCAGAAGGCGGCCTCCGGCCCAGAGGGCCATCTGGCCCGGGGGGCGGCCCAGGAGCCATCGGACGGCAAGCAGTAAGCGCAAAGCGCATAGCGCAAAGCGCATAGCGTCTGAGTCGGAACGCCATGCGCTTTGCGCTTAGCGCTCTGCAAAGGAGAGACCATGCGCCGCATCCTGCTCGCCCTCGCAATCTGCATTTCGCTCGTGCTCCCTGCTCTGGCTGTGGATTTCGAGTTCGACTGGCCGCAAACGAACACCGATGGCAGCAATCTGATCGACCTCGCGGGGGCACGGATCTATGTCTGCCCCGCGACCCCGTGCACGAAAGCCAACGGAGTCAAGACGGGACCGGATATCGCCCCCCCGGCCTCCGATCCTCCGGCGGCTGCGGTGGGGGCATTCTCGATTACCAGCGGGCAGGGCTTTGTCTTCGTGACTGCATTTGACACGAGCGGCAATGAATCGGCGGAGAGCAACGTCCGCCCTTTCGACGCGGTTGCCCCAAGCCCGCCGACCCTTCGGTAGGAAGCGCCAGGTGCCAGTGGTGCGGCTGGCTTGCAGGGCAGCCCGTGAACTGGCTGACGCGCCTGCTCTGGCGGTGGTTCGGATGTTAAAGGAGTAGCATGGCCGTAGCCCACGACGTCATCGCCGATGAGTCCTGGTGGGCCGTGATCGGAGACGTCGCGGTCGAGTATCACATGACTGAGGCGCCAAGCGCTTAGCGCTTCGCCCAGGAGGAGGTCCCCTGCCAGTGAAGCATATGAGATCGAGGGGGCCGGGCCAAGTCTGCCAGCAGCCCCAATGAATCTAAGGAAAATGTAGCGTGCCATATTATCTCGCCCCATTTCTTGGCGCTGGAACAATGCGCGACCCTTGCGGTCCGGTAATCCCTGGACCGTTTGTTGATCTTCGACCTGATGGTGGGGCGACTCCAGACGGCGGCGGGTCAAACTTCTGTATGCTGTATCTCCCGGTCGCTAGCGCCGATGTACGTCTCGTAAAGCTCGCAGATGATCCACTAGAGAAGCTTAGCACCAATCGAATAGGCCAGCTCAAGTCGGTCTTCGGAGTATCTGATATTCAGGCGATTCAATTTAATCAGGTCGTAGCCGAACTTCTGCTCTCGCCACCACCCGGGAAGTGGAAACCCCTTCGTCCGACCGCGCAGGGCTTCAATGAGATTTGGCTGGGAGACAAGATATGGGAGCAGCCGATTGTCTCCGGTGGTGTGGATTGTATCCGGGGGGGAATCACCCAGGAGAGTTTAATTGCGCAAGGATATTTTCTTTGGAATGGGAGATGGATTCATTTTGACCCAGACGCTCTGCGGCGTGCTGGATGGTTTGAGTGGCGCGACCGTTGGTATCCCCCGCTGAGTGGTGGGGCCCTTCCAGCCACCGATAACTTCAATCGCGCCTCCTTGGGCGCGAATTGGACTGCGCTCTATGGTGGGCCATTCGGCATTTTTAGTTCGGACGATGTGTACAACACTGACGGGTTTGCGATTGGGGCGATTTTCTGGAACCCGGATACCTTCAGCGCAAATCAATACGCGCAATTAGTATTGACCGCGTTAGGGTTCGATATTGGGGCCATTGGGCCGGCAGTGCGATGCGGCGAGACGGACAATAGCTACAACTGGAAGGGCGATGATGTGCCCAACCCTGATCCCGACCGAGAACTGACTAAGGTCGTGGCTGGCACGCAGACTAGGTTGGCGAGCGACACTACTGCACCCGGTCTCAATTCCCTATTTCGTCTCGAAGTCTCCGGGTCCTCTCTGACGGCCAAGGATGATGGCCTGACGATCTTCACGGCGACCGACACAGCGATTGCCAGCGGGTCGGCGGGAATCTTTGGCCATGGGGATAACACAGTGCGTGGGGATGATTGGGAAGGCGGGGACCTGGCGGGCGGGGCGACGCGGAAGGATCTGTTACTCCTGGGGGTGGGCCAATGACGTTCTGGCAGCGACTGGCGCGATGTTGGCATCTCCTCTGGCATCCCGAAGACTTCGCCCACTTCGATGGGTGGGTGGGGCGGATCCGTGCGCTGGATGGCCTGCTGGATTCGCCCGCCTATCGCTACGCCCGGATGGCCGTGGAGAAGAACGCCAAGGACCCGAGCTTTCACGCGACGAAGCATCACGAGAAGAAGCGCAGCCAGGCGGTCGAGTGGGCCAATTGCTACGCCCGGGAGGACAGGGTCTCGTTGCTGGCCTGGGAAATCTCGTTCCTCATCGAGTGGATCGTGGGAGAGCGCAAAGGACGGCTGTGATCCGTGGCGCAAAGCGCATAGCGCATAGAGCATAGCGTCCGGATCCGGCACCATGCGCTCTGCGCTTTGCGCTATGCGAGATAGGTGACCTGCATGCTGGGCTGGCTCCTGAATCTCGGCTTCGGCGGCAGTCCGGTCGTCCTGGTCGCCGAGGCGTACTCGCTCGCGGAATTGGTCGCGCGCTACCGGGCGATGCTGGCCGATCTGCGCTTTGCCCTGGACCCCGCGCCGGCCCGCTATACGCTCTCGGAGATCCCGTGAGCGTCACGATCCGCGAGGGCGAAAAAAAGGACATCATCGTCAAGGTCAGCCGTCTGCTGGGCTCGGGCGCGATCACGCTCACCAGCCCGGAGCGGCGGATCCTGGATGGCAACCGGGCGCTGGTCACCGGCTTCGATTGGGCGGCGGCAACCTGGGATGCGACCCTGGCGCACCTCTTCGCCCTCTTCGATTCCACGCTCGCGGGCCTCACGGCGCCGGGGACGTACTACATGCAGCTCCGCGGAGTCATCGGCAGTGAGCGCTATGCCACGGAGGTCCGGGTGGACCTGGTGGAGTGGGGTCCGTAGGCGCTAAGCGCAGAGCGCAGAGCGGCTAGCGTCTGATCCCTCCGGGCTGGAGCGCCCTCCGGGCCGGAAGCCGAACGCCATGCGCCATGCGCTATGCGCTTAACAAAGGAGTGACAGATGGCCAAACAGTTCCGCAAGCTGGATCAACTGATGCTGTCCCTGGGCGACAAAGAGGCGAGCTACGACGCCGGGCCGGCCCTCTGGACCTTCCCCGCCGCCTACCAGCTCTTCGAGTTCGGCGAGGCCTTCGTGGAGTGGGATGACCAAATCGAGACCGACCGCGAGACGGTCCACGGATCCCAGCACGCCACGACGTCCGAGATCATCTACCAGAGCGCCCGCTTCACCTACAGCGAGCCGCGCGTCCGCCCCAGCCATCTGGGCGGCCTGGCCGCCCTCACGCTGGGGAATCTCTCCGCCTCGGTCCAGGACGCCGCCCTGGCCGCCTACCGCCACAAGATCCTCCCCGTAGCGGCCACCGTGGACCTGCCCGGGATCGGGCTCCAGGAAAAGGCCAGCGGCGAGCAGTACAAGTACAGCGGGGTCCGGGCGGAGTCGATCCGAATCTTCCGGAACGGCGCCTACTGGGCCGTCGATGTCGCGCTAGTCGGCTCCGGCACGCGCGCCACGGCCGCCGACGCCTTCGTCACCAAGCTGACGGGCGAGAGCCCGCTGCGCTGGCTGGACACCCATTGCTTCCTGGAGACAGGGGCCGACATCAGCATCGATGCCGCACCCACCCAGGGGCTGGAGAATATCAGCTCCGGGACACCCGACGCGATCAAGAGCCGCCTGCTGGATGCGGACTTCCAGTGGACCAATGCCCTGGACGCCCCGGACGGCTATGCACCGGGAGGAGATAAGGTACGGACACGCTTGGATCATGGCCCCCAGCGTATGGGGACCATCCGTCTGCAGTTGCACGTGGATGCGGCGACCCTGGCGGCCGAGCGGGCCTATTACACCGGCCAGGTCAACACATCCATCGAGATCGAGAACAAGGGGACCTCGGTCATCGCCGGGGGCGGGGCCATGTTCCCCGGCTTCGACCTGATCATCCCGCGAATCCGGCTGAAGCCAATCGCCCGTGGCGTCGTCAACGGGAGCAACGCCATCACGTTCGAAGGCGAGCTGTACGACGACGGCGTCAACGACCCGGCGATCCTGTACGTGTACAACTCGCAGGCAACCTATCTCGCATAGCGCAAAGCGCAGAGCGCAGAGCGTTCAGATCCGGACGCCATGCGCTTAGCGCTTTGCGCTTTGCGCGACCGGAGGGAGCCATGCCCCGCATCGATCTGATCGGCCAGGACGAGGCCACCACCGTCGGCGACGCCGACGGATACTACGTCATCCGCCGCCTCTCGGCGGAGATGGCGCGTGAGATCCGCGATCGGCATACCAAGCGCATCGAGCCGGAGGCCCCGGGCGCTTTCCCGCGCGAGGAGACGGACTGGCACGCCGTCGAGATCGACCAGCTCGACTACGTCATCCAGGACTGGAAGGTGTTCTCCCCGGACGGGACCCAGGCCCCCTGCACGCGAGCCAACAAGGTCGCCCTGCCGAGCGGGGAGCGCCAGGCCGTGCTGCAGGCCGCCGGCGCGATGAATCTTTCGGGGGGATTAAGCAACCCTTTACGGCCCTGGAAACCTACCTCAAAGGAGGCGCCGGCGCCGGCCTGACCGAGGCCGATCGCCTGGCCCTCCGGGCCTTCGCGCTTTTGGGGGATCCGTTGGTGCAGGCGTGGCCGGCGCTGGCGACAGCGACAGCGACAGGGACAGGGGAGACGCTGGAGAGAATCGAAAGAATGTGCAAGATCAACGCGATTGTGCTGGAAGTCGGCCCCGCCGACGTCAACGCCCGGGCCGAGGCGGCGTTCCGGCGGGCCTTTCCGCGCTGGCGCTGAGCGCATAGCGCATAGAGCATAGCGTCTGACCTTTCCCGCTCCGGAGCGGGATTGGCGGTTAAATCATGCCCAAAGTCGTGCTCGAATTCGAAGTCACCGATAAGGGTCTGTCGGGCGTCCCCCGCCTGCTGACCGAGACGGAGTCCGCCCTGCGCCGCGTGGGTAAGGCCGGCGGCGACTCGGCCCGAGATGTGGAGCGGTATGCAGGGGCGAGCGGCAAGGCGGGTCTCTCCATGACGGTCCTTCGGAGAGGCATCAATGACGTCGCGCTCGCCTTCGGTCAATCGAGCCCACAGATCACGGGTGCGGCTCTCGGGCTGGGCCATGTAATCGAGCGAATGTCAGGCGTCTCTACCTCGGCAAAGATTCTGGGAGGAGCCGTCATCGCCGCGGGCACCACCGTCGCCTATCTCTTTTCCCAGTTCAGGGAGAGCGAGCGAGTTGCCCAACGCTTCGGGGCAATTGATCAAGCTGTGCGTTCTTTGGATGTTGGAAGGATCTCGTCCGCCCTGCAGGAAGTCAATCTGGAGTTTGCTACGTTCGGCCGCCAGGGGGAGTTTTGGATCGGACGGGTTGCGGCGGCCGCTGATCGTGCGCGCCGGACGTTGCTTGGAATACCTTCCGCCTTTCGGGAAGCATCGGCGTCCGAAGAAAGGTTGAGGACCGGCCTGCAGGCGGCCACTTCGCTACAACGAGGTACGGAGGCCGCCGGTTTTCGCCAGGAGATGGCCGGCCTGGACATTCAAGCTCGCCAAAAGGGTCTCCAGAGCCAGCTCGCGCAGGGCATGGCCAACCCCCTGGCGATCGAGCTCTCCAAGGGGTTCACGCGCCTGAACATCCAGGAGGCTTATGACGCTGCGGTCGAGGCGTTAGATTTCCAATTGCAGAAGGCCATAGAGGCCTCCCACGGCAGGGGGACCCTGGACATTGAGCGGCCGGCGATTGAAGCGCGGTACCAAGAACAGATCGCGAAATTGCGGGCACAGAAGGCCATGCAGGAATTCGACACGGAGGAGCAGGCCCGCCAGCAGGCGGAGACCGTCCGTGGCCAGCGCGAGTCCACGCGGGCCTTCGGCGCCGGCCTGGCGCAGGAGAATCAAGCGGCGCGCCTCAAAGCGATGCAGGCCGACCTGGACGCGGCCAAGAAGATCCAGGCCGAGAATGACGCCTTCCTGAAGCGGATCGGCGTGCCGGCCTGGTTGCTGCCCGGCGTGGATCCCCGGGCCAAGCAGTTCATCGAAGAACAGAAGAACACCCTGATCATGGGGATCGACGAGACCCTGCAGAAGAACCTGTCCGCGATCAACCAGCTCAAGACGACCGAGGAGGAGAGACAGCGCCTGGTCCAGACGGCGAACGAGACGGCCAGCATGCAGCGGAGGCAGGCCAACGAGGACGCCATCCGCGAGATCAACGAGATGTACGACGCCGCCGCCAAGCTGCGGGACGAGCTCTGGAAGGCGGGCGAGGCGGTCCGCCTGGGTCTCAGCGCCAGCCTGGACGAGGCCCTGGCCAAGATCCGCGCCGGCGCGCTGCAGATCGGCGGCATGGGCGCCGGCGCCGGGGCAGGAGCCGGCACTGGAGTGCCGCGCCCGGCGCCCACAAAGCCATGGGGCGGAGAGGGAAGAGAGCCGGGATCCGTGGGCGGCCCTCCGCCCTGGAGCACGACCGGCGGCGGCGGCGACGTCGGCGGCCCCGTCTATGTCGGTCCGCCCGGGCAAGTTCCGACCTGGGAGACGCCGCCCAGCTTCCGCCATGGTGGCTTCGTCCCACACTACAAGCACGGCGGCTTCGTCCAGAACTTCGGCGGGTTCCCGGCAGGCAGCGCCGCCGGCTCCATGCCGAGCGGCTTCGCGCCGATGCGCCCCTGGGGACCGCAGAACGCCATCGACCGCGAGATCCCCATCATGGCCAGCCCCGGCGAGCTGATCTTGAATGAACAGGAGCAGGCGGTGGTGCGAAGCCTCACGGGCAGCCGCGCCGGCGGCGGGGATCTGGTCGTGAACGTCACCCTGAATAACGAGGCGATTATCCGGGCGGTGCGCGTCCCGCTGAACCAGGCGATCGCCAATGGCCAGATCACGATCCGGGGGTGATGCGCAAAGCGCAAAGCGCAGAGCGCCTAGCGTCGGAATCGGACGCCATGCGCCATGCTCTATGCGCTCTGCGTGAGCACAGCGAGCTATGGCCCAGGCCAGGAGCGCGGCCTTCGCCGCCCAGGCAGACGCGATCGACAACGAGCCGGTCCTGCTCGTGCGGCTGATCCTGTCGTCGCCGTCAGCCCTGACGAAGTACCTGACGACCCGGGCGGGGACCTTTGGCGGCATCACCTATGAGGAGCTGCTCAAAGACGGCCTGACCCTGACCTTTGGCCTGCGCCGTTTCGGCGAGCTGGAGCGATCCGTGGGCCACCTCGCGGTTCTGAACGGTGACGATTTGACCGGCGCGCGATTCTCTGACCTCCTCGGGACACACATCCTCAGCAATGCCGAGGCCCAGGTGGACCAGCTCTTCCAAGGGCTAGATATCGCCGACGCCCTGCGCATGTTCAAGGGGACCGTGCAGGTACCCGAAACCGACTGTTTCGACGACGAGAGGCTGCGGCTCAATCTCCTGGACGAGGGCCAGCCGGCCACGCTGGAAATGGCCGCCCTGGGGGCCAACCGCATCCACAAGATCCTGGGCAGCCGCATCACGGCCACCGACTATCCCAGCGCCGATCCCGACGTCCTGGGCGTGATCAAGCCGGAGATCTACGGTACGGTCGAGGAGACGCGCTGCCTGCCCGTGGATGCCGGCGCCCTGGATGGCCTGGCCGCGGACATGACGGCCGGCCAGACGACCGTCCCGCTCTCCGACCCGGACGCCTTCGCGCTCTTCCCCGCGAGCGGCACCGTCCAGATCGATGACGAGCAGATCACCTACACCGGCAAGGACAGCGGCGCCCGCACGCTGACTGGCTGCACCCGGGGGGTGAACGGGACGACGGCCGCGGCCCACACCAAGGGCAAGGCCATCTGGGAGATCCAGGCCGACTATACCTACCTGGTTGCCGCCCACGCCTGCAAGGCCGTCAGCAACATCAAGGTGGACGGGATCCTCCAGTCCAGCGGCTACACCGTGGATCTCACCGGCCCGACCCTGATCAAATTCACCGCCAAGCCGCGGCGCAGCCTGACCGTGGCGGTCACGACGCAGCCGGTCCACGCCGGGACCACGACGCAGGAGCAGAGCCCCGGCAGCATGACCACCAGCCAAGAACAGACGCCGGGATCCATCGGCACCGGTGTCGGCAGCCACAGCCACGGCGGCCTGTCGAGCAAATCGCAGAAGGCGGCCGGCAGCTATCCCCACACGGACAGCGCCGTGTCACCCAACACCGCCAGTCACGACCATGATTTCGACGACGTCGCGGGGGACGCCACCTGCACCTGGTTCCTCCGCCGCGGCGTCGTCTCGGTCGGGAGCAACGGCTATATCAAGTACGCGATCGGCAGCAACACCGTCCAGTGGGATTACCCGGCAGTGCCCCCGGAGACCTGGACCTTCGTGGGTGGGGTCGGGGAGAACCGGCTGGTGATCACGGTGAGCGCCCCGACCTCCGGCACCACCAGCATCGAGGTCCTGGAGATCTCGCGCGTCGTGGAGTATTCCGAGACCTCTGGGGCGAGCGGGGCCACCGGCATCACCGCCAGCATGGCCAGCCTGGCCAGCGCCACGGTGACGAGCATGGCCAGCCTCTCCGGGTCAACGGCCGTCAGTGTCAGCCGCACGACGGATGTCGTCGTCAGCCCCGCCGAGGTCGAGGTGGGCCGCCTGGTTGTCTGCGATGTCGAGGGCTACCAGGACGATGGCAGCGGCACGTACACGGGGACAGCCAATGCCCTGATCACCAACCCCAGCGACCAGATTCGCCACATCCTGGCGGTCCAGCTTGGCCTGGTCCTGGCCGACTATGCGGACGCGGCCAGCTTCGCCCAGGCGCGGACGGATTTCACGGCCGCCGCCATCCGCGCCGACTGGGGCCTCTATGATCAGCTCGACTCCGCCGAGCTGCTCGAGCGGCTGCGCTGGTCCGTGGCCTCGCGGCTGTTCCTGGATCAGGCCGGCAAATTCAAGCTCATCGTCCTGCCCGGCGCCGGCACCGCGGTGAAGACAGTCACCGAGGCCGACGATGTCCTGGGGGGAGAGGCCGGCGGCCACCCCATCCAGGTCGGCCGGACGAGCATCGCGGAGCTGTTCAACCGGATTTTTCTGCTGGCCAAGCGCGAGATCCTGACGGGCGAGTACCGCATGATCGCGGACGTGAGCGACGCCGCCAGCAAGACGGCGTACCGGACCGAGAACACCCTGCTCATCGAGAACGATTTTATCCGGGACGCGACGGCGGCCGCGGCCATCGCCAACAAGTATCTGGCGTGGCACAAGGACGTGAAATGGACGGCCAGCCTGGCGCTCCTGGGGCTGCCGGCCGCCCACCTCGAGCTGATGGACCGCCTGGCCATCACCAGCAGCCGCATGCCGGGCGGCGGTTGGACGGCCAAACAATTCTGGATCGAGCGCCTCGACCGGACGCTGAGCCCGCCGAAGCCGGCGCTGGATCGCTGCGTCCTCACCTGCCGGGAGGTTTGATCATGGCTGGGTTCACGGTCCTGCAGATGGAACAGATCGGGAAGGCGCTGGTCGCCCAGGTCCGGTTCGAGGCGCGCGACGGCCGCTCCCGCTTCAATCGGTATAGCTGGCCGGACACCACGCCCAGGGAGGAGATCCTCCGGATCCTGGAGGGTTTCTTCGACGAGTTCGATGCGGAGACCCCCGGGCGGCCGCCCGCGGCCCTGGATCTCACGGGCCATATCTACGAGGCCAAGGCCAAGGCAGATCCCGATGCCAAAGCGTAAGATCACCCTCAAGGACCACGATCAGTTTCTCCGGTTCGCCCGGCTCTACTTCCAGCGCCAGGGCGTCGCCGCCGCGCTGCAGGCCATGCAGGCGCAGATGAGCCAGCAGCTCCAGGCCCTGGACGGCGAGCTGGCCGCCATCGCCAAGTACGAGGGCATCCCCCTCGACAAGCCCCTCGAGCTGGACGCCAAGACCGGCGTCGTGAGCTGGCATGAGCCCGACAGGAAAGCTGACCGCTGACCTTTGACCACTGATTGTTGAGGGCCATACATGGCCGACCTGGAGCTGCGGGACACCAGCGGCAACATCATCGCGGAGCTGCAGCGGAACCACAGCTACCCCTGGCCCCAGTCCTATGCGCCGAATGTGGCCGTCGGGAAAACGGTGGGCTGGAAGGCCCGATCGAGTCGGCGGGGCTCGAGCCTGCTGGTGAATCGGCTCACCTTCCGGATGATGGGCCCGCTGCAGGCATCGCACCTGCTGAATGTGCTGCGGGACTACGCAGGCGGGGCCAAGCCATTCGTCCTGCGCCTGGGCGGCGCCTTCACACAGCTCGCAGATGGCACGGCCCTCGCCGACGGCACCAAGATCGCGACCGGGGATTTTCAATGCCGGCTCTACGACGCGCCGGAGCTGGTCCAGGTCGCCTTCCGGAAATATGAGCTGACGCTGAACCTCGCGCAGGACCTGATCTAGCCCGCCTACCAGAACGCAGCGGCGGGCAGGGAGGCAGCATGGCACTCGCAGTCACCCCAATAGCGGCCAGCGAAGCCTGGAGCGGCGGCGCCAGCCTCGCCGCCGGCACCGTGAACACCCGCCTCAAGGAGATCCAGGACTATATCAACGCCGGCGTCTTCGACAACGCCGTGCGCATTGGAGCCGGCGGGAGCCCGGCCGGGCATTTGTACGTCAAATCGCCCGCCGCCGGCACCATCGGCCTCGTCGTGGACACGGCGGCGGGTACAAACGTCTCGGCGCAAGAATGGAGAAACAGCGGCAGCCTGCGGGCTGTACTCGATGTAACCGATAGCTCCTTGTTGCTTGTGGGTTTCGACAATGGAAGTAGTTTCGGCCCTCGTCTCACGTTGAATCGCAACAGCAATGGCAGCACTCCAGCGTCGGGGTGGATCCAACTCATCAATAAGAATGGTGCCGACCACGCGGTGTGGGTGGACACGGCGGGCAAGCTCCGCATTCTGGCATCGGGAAATCCCGTAAATGCCAACGACGTGGCGGGCACCGTCGTCGGGGATCAGACCTCCTGGTACAAGGCCAAGCAGATCCTGCGCAGGTGGGACGATCCGACGGAGGCGCTGAAGGTGCTGCTCTCCAGGAAGGTGTACGATTTCCGATTCAAGGATCGCAGATACCTGGACGTGGATGGCCAGCCAGCCGTCTTCACTGGGATCGTCGGATTTAAGCGCCGCGATCCGTTCCTAAAGAATGTGGGCCGCCAGCAGATCCCATCCCTGAACGAAATCAGCCTGCACGGTTACACGGTCCTGAGCATCCAGGCGCTGCACCGACGGATCGCGGCGCTCGAGAAGCGAAGAGCCAGGCTTCCACAGTAAGATCGATTGTCTGGGCCTTCACGGCCCCTTGAAAGGGGTTTCAGCTGGCCGTCTGCGGGGCGCAGTACGCGGGGCAACATTGAGGGGCCCTGCAAGCACCCAGGGGCTGGCAACCGGTCTCGCACCCGGGCATCGCCCAGGCGCCTGATCGGCCCGCTCTAGACCCAGCCGCCGGTCGCGTAGGCGAGTCCCCGGCGGCCTCTCCGGTGGCAAGCAGGCGCAGGTCGCCGCCCACAATCGGGCGCCGCGCGGCCCGCGCTCTTTTTGTCACCCCATTTTGTACCGATCGTTTGTCCCAAACCTCTTGCAACTTTTTCCCATTTTCGCTGACGCGCTAGTCTCACCTACGCCCTGGGCTTCGCCC